ACGAGTTCGGGACGTCCCGCATGCCGGCGCGGCCCGTGCTCGGGCCCGCCCTCGTGAACAATACGGCTCTGATCGAGACCGTGGCCGCGCGCTCCGCCCTGGAGGCGTTCACAGGCGGCATGATGCTCGGAGGCGCGGTGAACTCCGCGCTCGGCTACAACCTCAGAATCCGGTGACCGGATCCCGCTCAGCGGTGAGGGATGAGGCCACCGTGTAGAGCGTTCCGCCGCCGACGATGGTGGCCACCACGATCAGCACCACGATCGCCAGCACGATCAGAACCGCGATGCTCACACGCAGCGTCGCGGGCACCCTGGCGGCGAGTTCGATCCGCGCCTGATCGTGCTCGGAATCCATGCGGAAGGGGCGGCGGTGGCGTGTCATGGGCCGACGCTATACCTTGGCGGCGGAAAACGGGAGTCCGCCCATGCTTGGGGCCTATGCGGTCAGTGTACGCGTTTCACTGATCAACAACGTGACGGCCGGGCTTATGGGCATGTCGCGGCTGTTCGGCCAAACCGGACGCGACGCGGCGGCCCTGCAACGTCAACTCGACCGCATCAAGCTCACGATGGCCGTGGGCGGCGGGATGGCGGCGGCCGGCGGGCTCGGCCTGTGGGCCATCAGCAAGACCCTCGCGCCCGCCGAAAAGTACGCGCACCACCTTTCCCTGATGAACGCGGAGGGGTTCAAGCACGTCGAGATTCAGAAGGCCATCACGGCGGGGTGGGAGACGACGCAGCGCGTTCGAACCACCACCATCAGCGGCAACCTAGAGGCCATTCGAGAGCTGCGGTCGGTGCTCGGCTCGGCGCAGGAGGCCATCAACGCGCTTCCCACCGTCGCCCGCATGCAGGCCATCCTTTCGACCGTGAGCGGCGTGAAGGATTCGAAGGGCACCGCATTCGCTGTGGCCCGAGCGCTGGACCTTCGCGGCGCCAGCCTGGACCCGGCCCGGTTCCAGCGCGAAGCGGACATGATGACCCGCGCCATTGTGGCGAGCGGCGGCACGCTGAACCCGGCGCACTTCATGAGTAGCGTGAAATACGGGCGCACGGCCGGCGGCGCGTGGTCGCCCGAGTTCCTTTACGAAATCGCGCCTACGCTCATGCAGGCCATGGGCGGCGGCTCCGGCGGCGGCTCGGGCGGGCCCGGCAACGCGCTCATGACCGCTTACAGCACCGTCATGAACGGGAAGATCGCGCAGAAAAACCTCCCACTGTGGATGCAGCTCGGGCTCTTGGACCCGAGCAAGATCGTCTGGAACAAGGTGGGCACGGCCAAGGGCGTCGGCATCGGGGGCGTCGCAGGGTCCGACCTGTTCATGACCAACCCGTTCCTATGGACGGAACGCTACCTGATCCCTGCCCTTGAAAAGCGCGGGATCCGGGGCGAGCGGCGCATCACCGAATACGTCGGCCGCATGTTCGGCACCCGCACCGAAGGTCAGGTTATGGCCATGATGGCGGCCCGGCCCGAAATGTTCCGCCGTGACCGCCGCCTGATTCAGGGCGCGATGGGGCTCGACGCGTATGAACGGCTTCAGAAAACCGACCCCCTGATGGCCCGGCAAGCCATGGCCGCTCAGTGGGAGAACATCATGACGCGCCTCGGCATCGTCGTGCTTCCGGCGTTCCTCGGCTACGCGGAAGCGATGATCAACGTTTTGACCAAGCTTTCGGACTGGATGGGTGACCACCCCGTCACCGTCCAAGTGCTCACCGGTGCGTTCGTGGGCCTCTCCGGCGCGCTTCTGTTCGCAGGCACGGTCACCGCGCTCACCGGGGCGTTCAAGGCGCTGTCGCTCGTGCTCGGCGTGGCTGGAGGCGTTGGCGCGGCTGGAGCGGCCGGGGCCGGTGGCGCGGGCCTGGCGGGGTCGGCCGTGGCGGCGGCTGGAGCGCTCGCGCCGCTGGCGGGCATCCTGTTGGCCATCGCAGGCGCGGCCGGGGCCATCGCCGCAATCACAATCCCCGGCATCGGCTTGCTCGACCGGTTCGCGGAGAGCGACGCGTCACCCGAAAAGCTCGCTGCGCTTCGCAGCAGCGCGAAGGGAGAGAAGAACGCAAAGATTCGCGGCCAACTCGAAATGCAAGCGAACGCCATGGAGCGTGCGTTGCAAAGGAAGAACACGCGGCAGGGCCGGGAGCGGCGGGAGGGACTAAGCGGCGAGGCGCGGGCGGCGGCCGAACTCGACGCGGCTAAGGCGCGCGGCGACAGCTACAGCGCCGGGCGGTGGCAGCAGCGCCTTGACGCAGCCCGAGCCAAGAAGCGCGCCACCCCACCCCCTCCTGCGGCGGGCGCCGGCGGCATCGGCAAGGTCGCGGCGGTCTATCTCGACGGCAAGGCGGTCGGCTCCGTGGTGCTGGAGCACAGCGCGCGGGATATGGAGCGGGCCGCACGGTCGGCACCCTCCGTCTATGACACACGGATGAGCCCGGCGCCGGTCGCCGCTGGAGTGTTGAGCGCATGACAGAGCTACGGCTAGGCGACTTCGTATTCAAAGACTTCGAAGTCCCCGAGGAACTTGAGTGGGGCGGCGTCCACCTCCTGACCACGCACGGCCTGATCGGCGGGCGCCGGGTGGTGGACGCTATGGGCCCCGACGAAGACCCGATCCGATGGGAGGGCGAGTTCTACGGCGAGGACGCCTTTGACCGGTGTCAGCGGCTCCACGCCATGCGCAAGGCCGGTCGGACCTTGGAGCTGACGTGTCACAAACTGGCCTTCCGGGTGCAGATCAGCAACTTCCGCTCCCGCATGCGGACCACCTTTAAATACCGGTACATGATCGAGTGTTTGGTGGTCGAAGACCTGTTTGACCCGGCCGCGCCGCCGGAAGAACCGGGGGTTGATGCGATGCTGCGGACGGACAGCACCCGCGCCACGCAGCTCGGCGGCCTGATCGGTGACGCGCCCCTGAGCGGCACGCTTCGAACCATGGACGCGGCTATCCGTGGCGTTTCGAACTTCGCCGCTGCGACGCGCGAGACCATCAACACCGTCTTGCAGCCGATCGCCGATGCGAAGGCGCGCGTTGACACGCTGATAGGCCAATCCTCCGCCGTGCTCACGAACTTCGCCACGCTCGGGGGCGTCGTGCCCTTCAACCCGGTCGCGGAGACGGTCTCTCGCCTCACGGGGCAGGCCGCCGCAGCCGCCGCGCTTCCGGACCTCTATGACCTGGGCGCGGTGCTCGGGCGCATGGGCACCAACGCCGTCAACGCCACCTCTTCCGGCCGGGTGATCACGCTCGCCGGTGGCGACCTGTACCGCCTCGCGGTGGAGGCGTACGGCGACGTGAACGAATGGCCGACCCTCGCCCGCGCCAACGGCCGAACCGAGCCCATCCTGACGGGCGTGCAACAAATCCTCGTGCCGCCGCGCGGTACGGGCGCCGGCGGGGTGCTTAAGGCGTGAGAAACGATCCGGCCGCCCCCTCGACCTCCCGCACGCCGCGCGGCGCCGTCCTCCTGAACGGGGAGGAGGTGGCCGGGTGGTTGAGTTGTGAGACGGAGGAGAACGCGTTTTATCACGCCGACACCTTCTCGATCACGTTCGTGGTCGCCGATCTTCCGCCCTCGCGCGGCCCGGCGTGGTGGGCCACGGTCGACGAAATTGAAGTGGAGATCCGCCAAGGGCTCGTGCGAGAGGGCGCAGCGGTGGACGCCGCATCGCTGGAGAGCGTCTTTGTCGGCAAGGTGGACGGCCTGGCCTGGAGCGTTGAGGCGGGCACTATCACCGTGAACGGGCGCGACCTCACCGCCCCCATGATCGACACGAAGACGACGGAAAAGTACGTCAACCGCACCGCCTCCGACGTCGTGGAGGAGATAGCCGCGAAGCACGGCTTGAAGGTGGAGGCTCAGCGCACCTCGGAGAAGGTCGGCCGCTACTATCAGATTGACCGCGTGCGGCTTCAGGCAAGCGCGACGGAGTGGGACTTGCTCACGCGGCTCGCGCGGGAAGAGGGCTTCAGCGTGTTCGTGCGAGCCCGCACGCTGCACTTCCTGCCCGAGGCCGAAGACGCCGACCCGTGGGTGATCCGCTACCGGCCGCCACCGGCCACGGGCGGCCCTCCGGAGGCGAACACGGGCGGGCTTTCGTTCTCCCGCGCGATGACCATGGCCAAGGGCGTCAAGGTCACGGTCAAATCGTGGAACCCGAAGCAGAAAAAGGGTTTCACGCGCACCGCTGGTCGCGCCGGTGAGGACGGGCAGGAATACCTCTACACGATACCCGGCCTGGAGCCGGAGGAAGCGCAGCGCCGCGCCGATAAGCTACTCGCCGAAATCACGGCGCACGAAGTGGTGCTATCGCTGGCGGGGCCGGCGGA